GCTCAGGTGAAGATGGTGGCGGTAGTGCTTGGGGTGGTGCTAATGGAATTGCTGGTGGTATGGGTGATGGTAGCTATAATGGCGGTGATGGTTGGAATCCTGGTGGAGATCAATCTGGTGCTGGAGGTGGCGGCGGTGGTTATGCTGGAGGCACACACGGTTATATGAATGGTGGAGATTGCCATGGTAAAGCTGGTGGTGGCGGTGGTAGAGGTTATCCATCAAGCGCATCAGAATACTTGACATCATATAGTACATCAGCTGCAAATTCTAGTGATGGTACATTCTCTGGTTGGCGTGGTAGTTATGGAGACGCCAATGGTACTGGAGGAAAGTGTGTTGTTTTTTATAGACTCAAGAAAGGTGCATAATGGCTACCTTTAAAATAAAATTTGATCTCGATAAAAAAGAATATACAGTTGAACACCCAGAAGAATTAGAGGTTCATGCCGAGATTGGCGATTTCAATAATAGAATCTTATATGTTTTATTTGGGTTTACTCGTGGAGAGCAACATCCTGTAGAGTTTAACAATCTAAAGTTTGGTTATAACCTTAGAGATATGGATGGCAATAAACTTGTAAACTCTGTAGCTTATCCTATCGCAGGTATCAAATATATGAGATCTGATGCAGAAATCCTTGAACATACAAGAGTTTCTATTTCAGAAGGAAAAAGATATAGGTTAGATATTTGGGTACAAGAAAACTACAAAGAAACTAAACATAATGTGTGGTTTGATATTCCAGCTATTAGTGATTACGAATTAGATTATATTGAAACACATCCAGAGCAACCTGATTATCAAGAATTTTTAAGTATGCGTAATGATGAACTCGACACTAAAACTTATTAACCCATTACTTAAAAAAGAAGATGCACAAAAGAGATTTAATATATGCATAAACTGTGATAGATTTATAAAATCTACTACAATGTGTAAAGAATGTTTATGTGTTATGAAAGTCAAATGTAAACTTAAAACTGCCGAATGCCCTTTAGGTAAGTGGACATAAATAGGAATAGAAATGAATAAATTAGTAGAACAACTTCGTAAAGTATTAGCAACTAACTTTGCATTATATTTAAAGACTCATATGTTCCATTGGAACGTTGAAGGTCCAAACTTTAATGATTATCATGCATTTTTCTCTGGTGTATATGAGGACTTATTTGATCAATCAGATATTCTTGCAGAATTCATTCGTCAGTTAAATGAAAAAGCACCTGGCTCATTATCAGTATATCATACTGAGAGTTTAGTTAAAGATGAAGAAGGATTCCCAAGTGCAGAAGAAATGTTTGCTAAGCTTGCATATGATACACAAACAATGATTACTCTATATGAACAACTGTATGTTGCTGCTGAAGAAGCAGGTGAACACCAGATTTCAAACTATGCAGCTGATCGTATGGCTGCTCATAAGAAAACAGCATGGATGGTTCGTTCTATCCTAAAAAAATAAGAGAAATTAAATGGCAACTCCATCAAGCAGAGCAGAACTAAAAGAATATTGTCTTAGAGCACTAGGTCAGCCTGTTCTTGAAGTTAACATCGATGACGATCAAGTAGAAGATCGTATTGATGAAGCACTTCAAAAATACTACGACTATCACTATGATGCTCAAAAACGAGTTTATATACCTCATCAAGTAACAGACATCGATATCGCTAATGGATATCTAGCTCTTTCAGATGATGTCATTTCAGTACAACGTATTTTACCATTGACCTCTGCGTGGTCAGGCATGAATATGTTCAACATGAAATATCAGATGTACTTAAATGACTTCTATGCTCTATATCGTGCAGACTCTATGCAATACTTTGTAGAGATGCAACAATATCTTTCTACACTAGATTCTTTATTGAATGGTGTACAAACTGTTCAATACCAACGTCATGGCAACAGACTATACATTGAAACTAAATGGAGTGAGAAAGTACAACCTGGTCAATATATCATGGTTGAAGCTTATGCTCGTGTAGTTAGTGATGAAGTGTGGAATGACTTTTGGCTTAAGCGCTATGCAACTGCATTGATTCAATTCCAATGGGGTGCTAACTTAGCTAAGTTCGACGGTATGCAATTACCGGGCGGTGTTACAATTAATGCTCGTCAATATATCGATGATGCTGAGAATGATATTCGCTTGTTAGAAGAAGAACTTCGCAGCACACACGAATTACCAGTAGATTTCTTCTGTGGATAAGAGTAGCTAATGCCAACCAATGTCTTTTTCAATCCGGGGGTCATGTCAGAGCAGCGTCTCTACGAGGACATGATCGAAGAATCGCTTCGTATTTATGGGCAAGACATCTATTACATTCCACGAAATCTAAAAAATTTAGATAACGTAATGAATGATGCGATTGCATCAGAATATAATCAAGCATACTTTATTGAAATGTACATCGATGAAGGCGGATATACTGGTGAAGGTACCATTATGTCCAAGTTTGGTTTAGAAATTCGAGATCAGGCTACATTCGTTGTATCGCGTCGTCGTTGGGAAAACTTTATTGGTCGAGAAAATACTACCATGATTGGTGGTCGACCTAACGAAGGTGACTTACTATACATACCTTTGTCAGGTACGTTTATGGAAATCAAGTTCGTTGAACACGAAGCGGCTTTCTATCAGTTGGCTAACGTTTTCGTGTATGAACTTCACTGTGAAACCTTTGAATACTCTGGTGAGAAGTTCAATACTGGTTATGATATTATCGATAGTATTGAAAACACATATGCTGCATCTCAGACACTAAATCTGGGTTCTGGCAATGGTAAATCGTTTATCAATAATGAAGAAGTTCAACAGTTCCTTGGTTATGACACCGATAATAAACCTATCTTTGTATATGGTAACCTAGCATCTGTCGATTTTGCTGGCGGTGTTGCAGCAGCTATTACTGTTAACGAGATAGCCGCAACAGATAAAAAGCCAAGATACTTCCAAGAATCTGGTATTGGTGATGCTGCTGTAGAACGACGATTGATTGGTATGACTTCTGGTGCTGCTTACCTAGTTACAACTGCTGGTAGTGCACTTGAATTACCAAATGATCCTAATGCACAGAATATAGAATTTGAAGATTTCGGAGATACAATCCTCGACTTCTCTGAATCTAATCCATTCGGTGAACCAGGCGGAGCATATGAACAACTTACATTATCACAATATGAACCAAAAGCTATATCACTAGATAACAACCTCTTACGTTTCGATGAGAACACAGCAACGTGGGATGCAATGTAATTAACAGGAAAAAACATGGGAAAATTAGTACTTAACGTAGGCACAACAAATAATGATAAGACCGGTGATACCCTACGCGCCGGTGGTTTAAAGATCAAAGCCAACTTTGAAGAGATATATCAAGCGTTAGCTAGTGATGGCGTTAACATCTCTGGTGGTAACTTATTAAAGACCGGCGATTATAGCGATCTTAGAAATAAACCTGACTTTTCTACTGTTGCAGTTTCTGGTTCTTTCTTTGACTTAGAAGCTCGTCCAGATATTGGCATCTTCGTTGGTGCACCACCTAATAGTGAGGGTTCTGAAGGTCACGTTGCTGGTAACTTGGCTTTTGACGGCAATAACTTATACGTATGTCGCGAAGACTACGTTAAACAAGCTGAATTCACTGGATTTAATTTCTTACACGAAGAAGATTTTGTTGACTTTTCATTACAAGCTAGATTTAGTAATACTAGTAACCAGATTGCATTAACTGCAGATATCACAAAACCATCACCAAGCGTTGATTGGTTTGTAACAGATGGAAATGTTACACGTACTATCACCATGGTTAGTGAAGAGATGGATGGCGGAACAAAATATTATCTTTGCGAATTAGATGGTCCTTTTGTTAGTGCTGCTACACTCTATTACGAAGTTGGATTTTCAGTTCCTGCAGGACATTATGTATTTTGTGCACAATGGAAACCAGAATATCAGGCATTATTAGATGCGCATGACGAAGGTCAAGGTTCAAAACTATACGTAACATATGACGGATATGGTCGTACTATTCATCAAATCATCCACGATTCTATAGAGAACGAAATTACAATTTCATATTCAGCTGGTAGTAAGATTGCTGATTATGAAGGGATTATCGTTAAACTAGACCAACCTAAGATTTGGAAATCAATCCCTTGGGCACCATATGGAGAAGGTTTTGCTGGCT